CTTACCACCATCTGAGCATTAACATCTTCAATAGCAGTACCATCAAAATTACCATTAGTTGCATAGTTATCCCAACCACCTCCAGACGGCCCACCTAAACTAGGAGGTAAATCTGGAATTTGAGATTCAATAGTATTACCAATTTCAACTCCAATTGTTTGTAAAATTCTTTTTAAATTTAAAGAAAATACACCGCCTAAATCTATTGTATTTTGAAAATCATAAGTACCTGTCAATCCATTGGTTGCTGCTGGATTCGTAAGACTTAAGACGTTACTTGTAGTGCTAGTACGAGTCTTTGTACCCGGATAATTATTATCATCATCTCTTTCTGTAAGAATTACCTGTGAATCAACCATGTCAGGTAAATCTAAGATTACACTTGTTTCTCCTGTACAAAATCTTTCTCCATCATCTCTGAATTTTAAAATATATTCACCTTCTAAAGCTGGAACAACAACCTCTGTTGTGTTACCAGCAGCAGCTTGCACTAAGTCAACAGAGTTAGCAAAAGTTCCTGTACCATCAGTCTTATTTGAGTGTCGAATATAGACTCGACCTCCATGTAAAACGTCAGCATCAACTGATTTATCCCATCTTAATCTAACTAATTTATCGTTAACTGGTTCTAAAGTAAGGTTTTGTACGTCACTCGGTACTGCTGTTTTTCCTTCTGCGTTGAATTGAGTAGAAGATGGAGTTGATGATAACAACCCACCAGCATTATAAGAAAAAACTTTTATATCATACGTTCCAGCCTGTGTATTCATTATTTCTATATCAGGTCTAAATACAACTTGTGTTACCCAGTTGGTATTCTCAAATCTATATTGAATTTGATATTGAGTCACACCAGCTACAGGCTGCCAAGATATAAGGATTCTGTTTATAGCAATATTATTAACTTCAACTATTTCTTCTAAAATTGGTAATTTTATAGTTGGTGCTGGCTTTAATTCGTTTAATCTTGATATATTTCTTGCTGGTAATGTAGGGAAATCTGTAGATTCTATATTTGTATATTTATCAGACCTATAAGCTAAAGCACTAATAGAATAGTTAACTCCATCTTGTTCTTCTACACTTACAACTCTAAAAGTTTGTGGTTCTTCTCCTGTTCCATCACTTTCTAACAACCAAATAGAATTAACATTAGGAGTTGTACTTAACGCACTTGTAAGATCTATTTTGTCTCCAACAACAGTACAAGCTTTTTTTTCAACTGTTCCGTCAGGCATAATAACACTACATTCTTTATTGCCACCTCCAAAACTAAAAAGATCAGCAGTATCGTCAACTGTTATTTGAGTTGTAGTTGCAGCAGCAATACGACCAGATCTTCTATCTCCTTGTCTAACTGGATCATTTACAGCAATAACACTTCCCGGCCTTACTATTGCTCCAGCATCAATTGACGTAGAAAAATTTATAACCTCAGATTCCTGTTCCTCCGAGAAAACGATTGCTCTAGCAAGACGTTGAGCTTGACCTCTAGAAGTACAACCAAAACTTTTTACTTGTTTATAAACTATCCCAAGTTTTGCTCTCCTATTAACTTCTGCTGTACTATTGCCATCACCATATACTTCAAAATCCATCTCTCTAGAATCCATATTAAAATAACTAACACTTACAACAGAATGTCTTTGCTTGAGACTAGATCCTGTATAGCTAAATCCTTCTGGAGTTACATTGGCTAAACTAAACAAATAACTAGGATCTGTTGGTGAGTCTTGGATAATTGAAATCGAACCTTGTGACCATATTGGAATACATCTCATTATTGATGCCAAGTCTTTTATAAGATCAAAGGCTTCTCTTGATGATTGAATATTTACGTTGCAACTAAACCTTGCTTCTTGTCCACTAAATCCATCATCCACTAAAGTATTAGCATATCTAGAAGCAGCTACAAAACTATATAAATCTAAATTTTCATATAGCTCAGAATCATTTGCTTGATTTGGTGAGATGTGAGTTCCAAAACCATAGCGTTTGGTCGTGAGAAGATCTAGCAGTATCATCGCAGGGCAGCTACACCATGTAGCAGCAGCCATTTGTCCGTTAAATACATAATTTGCTGGATATACGATTCTGCCTGTTTGTAAATCAACTTCTGGAGTTAATCCACCATTAGCTGCTGGTATTCTTACTTTTATTCCTCGTATTCTATAAGCTCTTTTTGGTATAGAACTAAATTGTTCAGAATCTATTCTTAGTTGTGCATAAGCAGAATCAGGATAAGTTTGTGGATCATCAACAATCTCTTGCATTACAGAAACACTAAACTCATCTTTTAAAGAATTATCTGTACTATCTGCTGTTACTCTTAAAACTTTTACTGCTGCTTGAGAATATGATGCTGGTAAATTTACCCTGTATTCTTTTGAATACAAATCCGCAGATCTTCCAGTAATAGTATCTGTAATCTTTGTTTGAAAACTACCATTATTTGTTTGTAATTGTATTTGCAATTGAACGCTTGAACCAAGCAAATCACCATTATCTTTAGCTTTCTGCAATTGACCAAAAGATATTGTTACTCTTACAGCATCTTTATCAAGAGAAATAGCTTGTGATACTCCACTATTTGCAACAGTACAAGGTCTAGGAAAACCAGCTATAGGACTTGAGTTAACAGGATCGCTTGACTCTATTCCAGCTATAACAAGTTGATTATTTGTTCCATATCTTGCGTCAAGAACAACACTTTGAAAATTAAAATCAGCATCTGCTGGACTACTGTTACTTGCATTTTCATTTAATATTGGTGTGTTGTTTAGGAATATATCTTTTAAAGCAGAATTTAAATAATCAGCAGAGCTTTTAGCAATTTCAGCTTTTGATGGTGTTGCAAAACCTTCTATCTCACCTTCTGATAACAAGTCTTGTATAGTCGCAAACTGTTTACTGTTTAATGTATCTGGCGCACGATATGGAGTAGGAGGAGTAGGAGGCCCACCAGAACCTTGAATAATTTTCTTAATCATGCCACCACTTGATTAGTATCGACAGAAGCTGAAATCACAACAGATCCAGTCACGATTTCTCCATATACAATTGGATGTGCAGTTCCAGCTCTCGATGTATTTTGCACCCCAGAAAAATTAAAAGATATTCTTGGATCATCTTCTTGTTCTTCTGGTGTAGGCAATGGAAATAATATTTCAGAAACACCATTTAAAACCATCCCAGCACCAACGGCACTAAGGGCAGAACCAATTCCAGCCATGAAAGGCGAGGCGACTGCTGCTGCTTTAGCTGCGGCTGAACCCCCTGCAAACATACCAGCACCAGGGAATAAGAAACTAGCTCCAATTAATGCACCGCCTAATAAAATCCTGTTAAAACTACTACCACCAGCACCTGTAATTACAGGAACAATATGTATTTCTGATTTTCCTATAGGATCATGGATTTGTTCTTCTTCAAGTTCAGTATCTCCAACTAATACTTGATAATATTTATCACTCATATATGCTTCTAATTTTGGAAAGTTTGTAATCAAAAACTTAACTGCTTCTGCTGTAGTTTTTACAACCGCTTCAAATTCTTCATGCCCTACAAACTTAGCAAGTTCTCCATGTAATTTAACTTTTCTGAGCATAACGATACCTCTTTCCAGTACATTTTTGTAACCACTCAGAATATGGTTCTCTACAAGATAGTCTATCGGCTAAATGATGTAAAACCATATCTCCAAGAAAAATCGCTACATGATTTAAAGTTGGATGCAATATTGACATTAATAATACATCACCCTTTTCTAAATTTTCATTTTTATCTAATTCTCTAAATCCAGTATCTTTTGCGTATTGTTCAAACAATGGATTATGTAAAAACTCTTCTGGAGTCATATGTCTTTCATAATCTATCAAACTAATATTTTTTTCTTGTTGATAATAATCACGAACTAAACTCCAACAGTCTGTAATACCCCAAACCCATTCCCTTCCAAGTAACGGAGCTTTGTATCCTTGAGGTTCATAATATGCCCATGTCTCTGATTGTGGATTAACAATATACCAAGGAAGATTACTATCTTCGCAACTAACTTTATCTGCTTGTGTAGGTTCTGGTGATGATATGGGATGGCTATGAAAGACACCAATAATATCTCCTAATTTATCTGCTTTTACATAATCTTCTGGATCAAGAATAAAACATTGAAATGGTGTCATTGATAAATTACGACATGGAAAATATCTTTCTTTACCTTTTATATTTAATAAAAGTCCAACTGCTTCTTTTGGATCTTGGTCTTTCGCATGAACCAATGCAGAATCTTTCCAACTCATCCTATAAATGTACCAATTGAAGGAAATACATCTCTGGTACATTGACGTTTAGGCGCACGGATACCAGCTATATCAAAAATTGCAGCCAATTCAAACTGTATAACTGTTCTGTTTTCTGCTGATTTTCTATCTATGTAATAAACTTCTCTAGGAAACTCTGCATCAGGATCAGGAGTAACAAATGGATTTGTAGCACCAGAAAAATTAGCAGCATCTAAAAATCTTGCCATTGTTCGTATTCTTGTAACCTTTGCACCTGTTAGATCATTACCAGCAGTAAACGCATTTGCAATTACCAAAATTGC